CGCCTTCACCACGCTGAGCCCGCGCAGCAGCAGGCCGTCGACCATCGATTCGGGATTTTTAGCGTATTTGTCCGCCGAGTCGGCGAATATGGGCATCCGCCCGACCACCCCCTCGATCGCATCGTAGAGCAAGGCCGGATCGGAGCAGGGGGCATAAAACTCTTCCTTCATGTATAGATCAAGCCCCCGAAGCCCCAGACGGACGAGCGCCGTAGGATCGTTCGTAAATCCGAAGTCAAGGCCGAACACGACCCTTTCCAGGTCGGACGGAAATTCATCGATCCAGTCGATATTCGGATAGACAAGACCCTCTTTCGCTGCACGGATTCCCAATCCATAGACTTTCCATCGCCACTCGTCGGCCGTGCCCGCAGCAATGTTCGCCGGTGTAGGTTCATAGGATTCGATTTCTCGTATGACCCCAGGCGGGCAGAACGGATTGTCTTTGTATGTCGTGTGCGTAAAATAGGTGTGCGGCTGCCCTTCCAGTTCGAAGGCCCAATGTTCGGTATATTTGGGATTCCAGTCGCCGATGACCATCGTCGTGCAGCGCATCGTGATATTTTTGTACTGCTGCTTCGAGATGTCGTCCAGCATCTCGTTGATGTAGATGATGTCGCAATCGTATCCTTCACGGCTATCCATTCTGTCCAATCCGCGGAAATGGATCACGGAGTTGTTGATATAGTAGTCGGGATGTTGATTCTCGCTGCGCATCGCATCGGGATCGTAGACGCCGCGCAGGGTCAGTTTCTTGCGGAAATCGGCAAGGGTGATCTCCTTGCAGGCCTGCAACGTATTTCGATATACGAAGATATTGAGCGGGGATAGTGCGAGCGTACAGATGTCGTACAGAAAATCGAAGGCATCGTAGGTCTTCCCCGAACGGCTCGACCCTTCATTAAAAATCTTCAACACCGCATCCTGTTCCCTGTACTGCATGTACCGATACATGAGGTAACGATACACTTTCCCCCGATAGGTGCGGATGTCAGGCAGACGATGCATCGGCAGGCGGTGTTTTTTCGATCGACAACGCATCCTCCGCGTCTATTTGAATGACGACGGGAGCGACGGCAGGATTTTCTATCTTTCCGGATAGTTTCACCTCCTTCGGCGCTGCGTAACCCAACATGTTCATGATGCTGTCGAGACTCTTCTGCTTGTCGTAGCACTCGATCTTCACGAACTCCTCGACAATCTCATCGCCATTCGAAGCGATCCGTTTGACCTGTTTGGTATTGATCGACTTTATACATGCCTTCTCATCGTCCGTGAGCGACTCGAACTCTTTAAGCGACATCCAGCCGTTACGAATGCGGGTCGCATCCGAAAAGGCGATCTTCTGGTGCTCGCGGATGATCTGCAAGGCCGAGATGCCCGCAGCCTCGGCAAGGTGAGTTTTCAGATATTCGATCCTCGCTGCAACCTCGCTGTTTTGTAATAGCAGATAGGCATTATTCCATACCGTGTTATCGCTCATGTTCGAACATCTGTAAGCATAGCGATATGCCTCGGACGCATTACCGCATTCGAGGTACTTATTGCAAAACTTTTCCTGTTTGATCGTGAGCTTGCCCATATATGCAAAGATCACCTATCGGGGAGACGATTCTTTCAACTTTTCGCTCTTTTTCATTGCCCGATATAGCGGTATTGTAGGTGTGCATGTAAATCATGCCACTCTTCGATCAGTCGGGGATGCCGTTCGACAAATGCCTCCCACTCGATGCGGCGCAGATAGATCCGCCCGTTGCGGACGACTGTGCCGAGTGTCCGATCCACTCGAATCGATTTCCATATCCAACGTGTCGAAATGCCGTACTCATCGGCTGCGGCCTGAATTGAGATAAAATGGTTCATTGCAAATCCCGAATTAATTACTACCTTTGTTCTTGGGTGAGGGGTGATCTTTCGGGATCGCCTCTTTTTCTATTTTTCCATCTCTATCAAATAATCCATATTTGACCAACCGCCAGCAGCTTTAACAGACGCGACGCACGTTTCCATATATCTATCTGGAATCGGATATAAAAGCTGATCTTGACGATAGCCATAACTCGACCCGCCTATAAACCGGATATTTCCCCACTCATTACGAGTCAATATGTACTCGATGAATTCCCTAACGGTATATTCTCGATCGAATATTACATCATAAGGCGCGGTCTCATCCCCGCCTATTTTATCTGTTCGTCTGTATTTTATCATTTCCTCTACCTTTCGAGTTTCACCACCTCGCCCATTCCGACGATACCCCGCCGGCGCAGGCGCTTGATAAAGTTCTTCATGTTCAATGCCTGCTCATAGTAACAGTCCTTTTCGACCTTGACACGCGATTTGCGGTCGCTCTCGACCTTCATGTTCTCAGGATTCAGCCACGAATCGGCCGACACCTCCACTTCCGCTCTCGACGCTGTCCGCGTAACCGTATTGAATTTATAGAGGGTATGACCGGGCACCCGAACCAGTTGCCCGATCAGTTTGTATTCGTTCTGCTTTCGTTCGACGGCCTCGATCTGCGCTTTGGCGATCTTATCGTTCGTCACGCCGTCATATAGGGTCAAGATGTCCATCGTTCTATTTGTTTTCGTAGATCGGCCGCCAACCCAAAACATGCAGATTCTCGAACGTTCTGTCGAGGTCTACGCTCCAGCCAGTCGGGAATTCGTTGACCGCATACCATGCACCCGTTACGAGCGTTGCGCCATTGGGTAACACACACTTCGCAATGACACGCATCTCATCCGTCGGCGGCTTGTTGGGATCATTCCAGCGGGTCAATTCTTCCCGTTCGGATTGTGCACCGGCGATGAAATCCAATTCAGTTGCTTTCTTGTGGCCGACAAAGTCTCTGAACCCACCGCACCATACTTTTCGCGCGTATGATTTTGCCCGTTCTTCAATCGTTTTCATATTTCGTTCAGTTTATAGCGACCCTTATCATTGCACAGCAACAACCCCTTTTTCACCAGCCGCAAACAGATAGGCGAAGCCCAACTGCTGTGGTGTGTCTCACTAAACCCAAAGGCTTGGGAATGTGCCTTGCCGATTACCGACGGCGACACATAGTCTTTACCTTTCAGGTAGGATATTATCCACTCTTCGCTTTTCGTCAGTTTCATATCTCGTTTAGTTTTTGAATAAATGATCTCAAATCTTCACACAGTACAGGGTGGCAATCCCTGCCGATCCCGCCACAATCGTCCTTGTATTTGCAGGAGGACTTGAATGCCTCTACCGCTTTTTGCCGCATCAGCTGCTCGGTATCCTGCTCGGCGAGTTCGGCCGCACGGGTCATTGCAGCCCGAAGTTGCCATTTGGCATGGTCTGTCATCTCCACCGTGAGATGATCCATACACCCGTCGATAAATTCTTTTGCTTCTTTGCTTTTCATCATTCACCTCCTTTCAGCAGTTCGGGGTTATCGTGGCGTCTGCCCCTGAATTTAATGTCTTTCATATTCACCTTTATTTTACCGGTTATCTCCGTCACCCTCGATAACACCGCGTTCCTGTCGGCTGGAAAGTTTGTTGAGGTTGGCCCAGCACACATTCTCCAAGCTCCAACCAAACTGTCTGGCAAGACCAGCGCAGAACCACATGATGTCGCCAACTTCGTACATTAGTTCCTCAGCAAGGTACCCCGCATCTTTCGGAGGCGCAGAAAAGACAACTCTGTCACCATCCATACGGATGATCCCTTTCCGTTTCCACTTTGCGATTTTGTCAGCAACCTCCCCCACTTCTGCCATAAGACCGAACAACATGTAGGTGTCATTCTTGCAACTCTCCATGCAGGTCGTCATCGCCCGCTCTTGATACTCATTCAATGTCATATCTGTAACTATTTCGAGATTTTGCGAGAATCTCGCTATTTCACCAATTCGAACTCATAAGCCACGACCCACGGATTGCGTTTCCACGTTCCCCGTCCGGACACCTTGTCGATCAGCGAAGCGAAGGCTTCGCGGGGAGTGTCAAACCCATCATCGCTATTTCCAAAAAGGCCGTAAACTTCGTATTTGTCGTACTCTACATCCCCTAAGATACCCTCCTTCATGCAATCCTCCTCCGAAATATCCTGCAACCGCTCGCACTTGATTCCGGTGATGCGGATTCGGTACGGCATCAGTGCAGGGTTTACAAATAGCTTATTGCCCCATCCTGCATGTTCCTTTGGAACGTGGTAATTGCCGCAACTCTTGTAGCTCTGCGCCACGGCCACGACCTCGCCGACCTTGTAGCGGGGTGCTTCCCTCTCGTAAAATTCTTTTTCGCTTTCATGGACATATACGCCGCCCACGCTCGGAGCATCAGAAACAAACTCCATCCATTGCTCTGTAAGGGCCCACGGAACCAGCCGCCTCGTCATGGTCTTTCGCCCCTCGATGACCGCCTGCGTCAAGCCGTAGCGGTCGTTGAACATAATCTTTTTCATCCGATATCTGATTTCCTTTATCTTGGTTAATTATTCATGAAGCACATCCATATCGTTTTCCCATGTTTGGATGTCGGGTGTCCGAACAACGGTTTATAGGGGATGATGTCCAATATTTGCCGAACTTTTATCTGATCTTCATTCCATTTGAATATCAGAATTCCTTCCGGCTTCAAGACCCGCATACATTCATCGAAAGCAGCACGTATATCCGTTTCCCAAGAAGGAAGAAGCATTCCGTATTTCTGAGCCAACCATGACGTGCCGCCTAATTTTCTGAGGTGCGGCGGATCCAATACAACCAGCCGGAACGATTCATCGTCGAAAGGCATAGCCCGAAAATCTCCGACTATGTCGGGATCCATCTTGACACGACGCCCATCACAAGCGATGAATTCCTCGCGGCGAATATCCATAAATAGAGCTTCTGAACAACATTTGTCGAACCACATCATACGGGCTCCGCAACACGCATCGAGAATCTTTTTGTCTGTCTTCATTGCTTTTCGTATTCATTTATCGTTTCGAAAATCCGCAGCGCCACCTGCGGGACTATGGTGTTGCCGTAGGCTTTGATCGACTCGCGGCGCCATGCCGGAAAGGTAATTCCGTCCAGTCCGGCGGAAAGCCCATCATCTGGGCCACATATCGGGGACTCAGTCGGGAACCCTTCCCAGTTCGGGACGGATGCGAAATCATGACGTCGTGGACGGCTCCGCTCTTCCGCTTCGCATGACTGAGAGGAAACGAATTGTTTTTCGCATCGCAGGCCGTCGGCATCGACAACAGCCCCATCCGCGCTGCAAGCGCGAGCGTCGGCCGCTCGGATGCACCCTTCGACAAGCTCCTGTTCACACGCCCGCTCCCGCAATCCGACGCGACCGGTGTCGGAAGCATCGCCGGCGACAATGGCTCCGAACCGCTCTTGCCATGAACTTTCAGCCCTTGCGTCACCACGGTGGGCAACAAACCATGTTCTGTATCGCAGATGGGGAGCACCGACGCCCGCAGCTGGTATAAGGTACGCTTGCACCTCATATCCTGCCGCCTCCAAATCAGCACACACCTGCTCGAAAACCATTCCCTGCGACCAATTAACGATTCCGAGAACGTTCTCGCCCACGACCCAGCGCGGTCGAACAGTCCGAACAACTCCGAGCATTGCGGGCCAGAGGTAGCGGTCGTCGGC